GTGGAAACGCATAGAGTTGTCGGGATCTGGAGAGCCGGGTATCTATTTTAGTCATGACAAAGATTGGGGCACTAATCCTTGCTGCGAAATAGGACTGCGTCCTTTTCAGTTCTGCAACCTGTGTGAAGTTAATGTGTCTAACGTTGTTGATCAAGACGATTATAATGCAAGAGTTAAAGCTGCAACGTTTATAGGAACATTACAAGCTGGATATACTGAATTTCATTACTTAAGAGAAATATGGCAAGAGACAACAGAGAAAGATGCGCTTATCGGTGTGTCCATGACAGGAATAGGGAGTGCCGCTGTACTCCAGCTGGATATGCAGGAAGGTGCAAATATCGTAAAACAAGAGAACAAGCGAGTTTCAAAATTGATAGGTATAAATCCCGCGGCACGTACAACGTGTGTTAAACCTGCAGGAACAACATCTCTTGTACTTGGAACATCTTCAGGTATTCACGCGTGGCACAATGATTATTATATGCGTAGACTGCGTGTTGGTAAAAATGAAGCTATATATAAATACCTAGTTAGTAATCACCCTGAACTTGTGCAAGATGAATATTTCAGGCCACACGACACTGCTGTAATTGAAATACCTCAGTCAGCACCTAAAGGTTCTATATTAAGAACTGAGTCTGCTTTTGATTTACTTGAACGTGTAAAAAAAGTAGCTACACAATGGGTTGCGCCTGGCCACACGGCCGGTAGTAATACACATAATGTATCTGCTACTATAAGTTTAAAGAAAGATGACTGGGATAAAGCTGGTCAATGGATGTGGAAAAACAGAGACTGCTACAACGGTTTGTCTGTATTACCTTATGATGGTGGTACATACACTCAAGCTCCGTTTGAAGATATAACTAAAAAGAAGTTTGATCAGTTAGTTAAATTACTACAAGATGTAAATCTTGAAAATGTAATGGAACAAACTGACGAAACTGATCTATCTGGTGAATTAGCCTGTGCCGGTGGATCATGTGAAATAACAGGCTTATAACTAAACAATAAATTATGAAAAATGTTTTAATGAGTTTTGCTTTAGCAGTACTGTGTACTGTAAGTGTTAACGCTCAAAACGCAAAAGGTAACTGGTACTTAGGTACTGGTGACATTGCTAATACTGCTTGGACTGAATGGTCTATAGCACCAACAGTTGGTTATGCTATTTCAGATAACTTAATGGTTGGATGTAACGTATCTCAAGCAGACTCGTCTGCAGAAATGGTACTAGATGCACATGTTAGATATTTCTACAATGGATTATTTGGCTATGTATCTGCTCCTAACTTAGATACAGATAACTTAACAATTGGTGTTGGTAAAATGTTTACGTTCCACAAAGGAATATACATTGATCCAAAAGTAGTATATGACACAAACTTAAAAACAACTAACTTAATGTTAGGGTTTGGTCTTAAATTTTAGTATTAACTTAAACAATAAACAAAATGGATAAAGTATTTAATTATTTAAATGGATTTTTTAGTGGATTAGCAGGTGTGTTAATGACTTTGTTACCACTTACAATTTTATGGGAAGTATTAACTGGAGGTATGCTATTTGGTATGGACGTAATAGCAAACTTAACAGCTTTAGTTAATGGTTTCGGAACTGGAGGTTTTGCTGGACTAGTTGTACTAGTTTTAGTAGCTTCGTTCTTTGTTAAGAAGTAAATTAAATTATAAATCAAATCAAATTAAATTATGAGTTTTAATAAATGTGCAGGAATATATGATCAATTACAAGATCTAGTAAATGACACTCAGTCAGATATGACTAAGTTTGTAGAGGGTAATAACTCTGCAGGCACGAGAGTCAGAAAAGCAATGCAAGCAATTAAAGGCTTGGCACAGGAACTAAGAGTTGAAGTACAAAACCAGAAAAATTCTGAGTTTTAACTAACTGTTAGAAAATAATAAAAGGGGGTAACGAAAGTTACTCCCTTTTTTTATATCATAGCTATGCCAAATACCGTTATCATTATAATAAGATATACTAAGGCCACAGCCGGTTCTTTATTTTGATTAGTTGTTTCCATAATAGTATTATCACTAAACAACTCATATAATTTATACATTTAATGTTAAGAAATTGTTAAATAAATTGTACTCTTTTTTGCCCAGTCTGAATATAATCTACTTTTGATGTTGTGTCTTTTATATACCACTCTCCATCAACGTCGTTTAATATATTCAATATCTGCGCGTGAGTATAAGCAGTTTTACCATGCAAGCAAGTTGGCTTGTAACCTTCGTACTTTACAAAAGTCTTTGTATTGTTTTTATTCCACCTTAACGTATCTGCAGATGTTTCTTGTACCTTAGTAAAATCTACTGAACTTACATAGCTACTATCTATTATTACATATTTTTTTGCCATATTACGGTGTGTCTGTACTGTCTATGTTTGTACTATTGTTTATCTGTAAAGTTTTACTATTACCTGAATCATCAGCTAAAGTAGTATCGTTATCACTATAAGCTTCCATTGTATAATAAGCTATTAAACCTGAATGATCACTTTCATCTTTAGGCGCGCCTGAATTATATATTGCTGAAACTTCAGAAGATGTTAACACATCGCTAAAAAACGCTATATCGTTCATATGACCGTTCCAATAAGCATTACTTTGTAAATTGTTTCTACCAATAATAAAACCAGCGTGACCACTTGCATTACTCCAAGTATTACCTATAGCATCTGTGTCTGTTTGTGATCCATCTATATATAATCTAACTATGTTATTAGCAGATGCTTTAGAACCAGAATCCCACGTCATTGCAACATGATGCCAGTTACCATCGTTTTCTAAACCACTACCAGAATCAACTACATTAGCAGTTCCACCAAACTTAACGTTACCTCTTATAACGCCAGCAGCATTATTCCACAACAATATAATCTGGTCATCAGTACCTTCTTCAGCGGTTATTTGCCATATAAAACCATTAGCAGACATTGAGTCAAGCTTAACCCAAGCGCTAATAGAACCTGTAGCCTCTAGATCAGTACCTATATTACCTTGTGAAAAGTGTAAGTAGTCATTAGCGCCATCAAAATCAAAACTTATATCATCGTTGAATCCGCTAAGATCGTGGTCATAAGCGTAAAATTCTGACATTGCATGTGGTGTACTACCATCAGGTCTATCTGCAGCGTCATTGGCTGTATTAATAGTTGCTACAGAACCATCAGAACAATCTTCTAAACTAGACGTTGTTGTAGCACTAGCGTTGTAAGTGTTAGTTGCTATTTCAGCTCTAATACCAGCAAGACTTATAGCGCCACTACTTGGAACAGCCACTGCATCTTTGTTTTAATTCATCAATTTGTTTTTGTTGATCTTTAACAGCTTCTATTAAATAACCTACTAAGTTACCATAAGCAACACCTAAAGTACCTTCGGTATCGTGTACTAATTCTGGCGCTACCTCTTGTATTTCTTGAGCTATAACTCCAGAACTAGGTAAGCCTGTATCTTTTCTAGTAAAACTAACGCCTCTCATATCTAAAACTTTTTTACCATCTAAAGTTTCTATATTGTCTTTTAGTTTTCTATCAGAAAAAGCTATTACATCTGCAGAACCTGTTATTGTACTACCAGCAAATATTTTTTTAGCAATACTAGCACCACCTTCACATCTTAAAGCTCCAGTATCGCCTGTAGCGTTTGACGAGTCTGTAGTGTTTGTTATATCTATAACACCACTAAAAGTTTTAGTACCGGTTTGTGTTGTAGTAGTTGAAACCAACATAAAGCTATTATCATTATCTGCTATTTTATTTTTAATAGCAGTCGATGTCATTATGTGATTATCATCATCTGTAAATTCACTAGCGTTGTCTACACCGGTAATAGTATTGCCATCTAAAACAAAACCACCACTTAATGTAGCTGCATTTGTAAATGTAGCAATATCATCATTGTTAATAGATATAGCCATACTATTATGGGTAGTGCTTTGACCTATGTTAAATGTATCAGCGTCTGGTTCGTAAGATAATATACCAGCGCCAGTAACACTAGAACTATCATTTGGAGCTTGCATCTTCATTTTTATAGGATTACCATCAGTAACACCTTTTAGTAATAAACCTATGTTTAATTGATTACCAGCTCCAGCACCGTTAATTTCAAATAACGGTTCGTTTGTAACAGCATTACCACGAATAATTAAAGACTCATTACCATCACAAGAAAACGTTTGTGTATCTGTAGTAAAAGCTATTTTATTATTAGTATCGCCTTGGTGTGTTATTCCTACGGCTGTAGTTATACTACCATCACAGTCAATATTTGCATTTATTTTGTGTGTAGCCATTTAATTTAATTTAATTTAATTTATATTTAATCTACCTTAGTTATTAATACTATAAGATCGTTAGTTGTTGCAGCAACGTTAGTATCAATTGTAATATTGTTTGCGTCTGTTCTAACTACTTGCACGTAAACAGTTTCATAAGAACTTGCGTCATAACATTGTACAATAACGTCTCTTGTTCCTAAAGAATGCTCAATAGTAATATCTAAATCACTACCATCACCAATTGTAGCTTTAAAACTTCTTGCAGCTAAACCAGCAGGTGTAACGTGTCTTTCATCATCAGTACCAGCTAAAGCTTCAGCGGTTGTAGCTCTTTCAGATACTCCCTTAGCATTAGTAGCGGCATTAGCTACAGATAATACAGAGCTTGAAGCTGATATGTTAGTACCAGCTAATAAATCTGCAAGCTTACTAACGTTAGTCATACGCATTGTACCACCGTCGTTATGTAAGAAACCATCGCCATTCGACACAGCAGTTGTACCTCTAGATGTTCCACCGTCAATTAAGTTAATCTCAGCGGCAGTAGCAGTAACACCATCCAAGATATTCAACTCAGCTGTTGTGCTAGTAACTCCATCAAGTATGTTTAACTCCGTTGCAGTTGATGTTACTCCATCGAGTATGTTCAATTCAGCCGCGGTTGAAGTTACACCATCTAGTATATTAAGTTCAGCTGCAGTAGAAGTTACTCCATCAAGAATATTTAATTCAGCAGTAGTCGATGTAACTCCGTCTAGTATATTAAGCTCAGCAGGTGTTGAAGATATTGTAGCTGTTGGAGCAGCTGCAAATAAAGCTACATGACCAGTTAAGTTTGGTAGTGTATATGTTTTGTCAGAACTAGCAACAGTAGATTTAAGTGTTGCGTCGTGACCATCAGCGCTTGTACCTTCAAATATTACACCGTTTGCTGTAGTAGTAGTTGTAACGTTTACAGTTGTAGTTTCACCACCAACTACTAAATCTCCAGTAATTGTAAAGTTTCTTATACCAGTATAATCTTTATTAGAGTCTAGTATAACAGCTTTGCTCGCTACAGCTGTTCCTACCGCTGTGCTACCAATATCAAGAGCGTTAAGTTCTCCAACAACAGCTGTGATACCGTCTAATGTATTTAACTCTGCAGCTGTACTAGTAACACCATCTAAGATATTAAGCTCTGCGGCTGTACTTGTAACCCCGTCTAAAATATTAAGTTCGGCAGCAGTACTTGTAACTCCGTCTAAAATGTTAAGCTCAGCAGTAGTTGCCGTCACACCATCCATAATGTTAAGTTCTGCGGCAGTAGCCGAAACGTTAGTACCACCAATATCTAGTGTTGTCATAGATACTTCACCAGCGACAGTTAATATAGCGTTACCAAGTGTTAGTAAGTCTGTATCATCAGCACCACCAATTGTACCACCTCCTTTTATAACAAGATCATCAGTAATTGTAAGTAAACCTGCAGACGATAAAGTCATTTTCTTAGTGTCTGTACTAGCAGCTTCAGAAGCACCTAATTGAAACTCAAGTCTTGTAGCATTGTTGCTTGCAGAGAAAGTTCCTTCAGCGATAGCAGCAATTCTAGCAGATATAGCTGTACCGTCAGTACCATCTGAATCTGATGGGTCAAATTGTAACGCAGCAATTTCTTCATTAGCAGTAACAACAGCTTCAGCTGATTGTAACGTAAGCGTTGTTCCAGAGCCGTCAGCTGTTGCTGAGTGTTGTAATATTAAACCTTTATTGTGCTCGTGTTTTAAAGCTACTTCTTTATTAGCACCAAAAGAAATTTGAGCAGAATCTGATAACATAATTAAATCATCACCAATTACAGCGTCTAAAGCAACTGATAAACCACCATCTGTTTGTAAAGATCCGTTAGTAGTGCTTGTTGCATTAGTTGTATCATCAACTATAATTCTACCAGTACCAGTTGTTAAACCTGCTATTGTAAGATTTCTTATTCCCGTGTAGTCTTTGTTTGAATCTAAGATTACTGCTTTACTAGCAACTGCAGTACCAACAGCAGTACTTCCTATGTCTAAAGCATTTAATTCACCTACTACAGCAGTTATACCATCTAGTACGTTTAGCTCAGCAGCCGTAGATGTTACACCGTCAAGTATATTTAACTCGGCAGCTGTTGAAGTTACGCCGTCTAAAATATTTAATTCTGCCGCCGTGCTAGTTACACCGTCTAATATGTTTAGTTCTGCCGCTGTAGATGTAACACCATCTAATATGTTTAACTCGGCAGCCGTACTTGTTACCGCTGTACCATTAATAGATAAAACATCAGTTTCAACAGTACCGTCAAAGAAAGCGTTTTTAAATTGTTTTGAACTTGAACCTAAATCAATATCGTCATCAGTTATAGGAGCTAAAACACCATCTGTTAGTTTTATTTGTTGAGTACCATCAATGTCAAATATAATTGCATTATCTGTGCTAAAGTCTATATTACCACCATTATCTGCATAACCTACTTTTAAACTAGTGTTAAATATTGTTTGTGGTACTGTAAGAGCTGTAGGAAGAGTAACCGCATTAGCGCTAACCTCAATTGCTCCTGTTGTACCAATAACATTTAAAGTTGCAGCACCATCTGATGCACCACCAGTCATACCAGCTCCAGCTACAACACTAGTTATATCTCCAGTCGCTGTTCCAAAAGCTATCCAGTTTGATCCATCATAAAACTTTACTACATTGTTTGAACTATTGTAGTATAGTTGTCCTTCAACACCAGTCGGATCAGAACTTAAGTGCTGTAGCTTCATATTTAAGAGCTGATTATCGTTCAGGTCAATATTTGCTAGAAATTTTACATCTGCCATTTTATTTTTGTTTTATATTGTTTGTTTTATTTTAATTAAAGAAGGCTTTTCCTGAGAAAGAACCATCAAAGTCTAGCGTAACTTGGTTAACACTATTGTACGTAATCTGCCCCATCACTACTTCGTTTGCAGAATCAACAACTGTAACAGCACATTTTTTAGATAAGTTATGATTTATTACCCACTGTGCCGCTGGCGTACCTTGCGTGTGCACAAAGTTTGCATCACCAGTGAAAACATTAGTTACGGTTGTTGGTTGTCCTATGTATCTTGCCATTTGATTAAATTATTTTGTAGTTAGTTTTATTATTTTCTTTATATGCTTTTAAACATCTGTTTCTATTTTTTTCTTCAGATACATAACTTACATGTACCCAGTCTGGATTTTCATCATCTCCAAATTCCCATATCATTTGGTCAAAGTCTAAGTGTTTTTTTATAAACTCAAACATCTCAGCATTAGTAGCTCTACCAAAAGTATCATCAAGATCTATGGCTTGTCCTTGACAATGCTGTGACTTGCTACTACCACCTATTGCTTTGTTTAACTCAGGTGATCTAAAAAAACTATTAATTTTTATAGGTCCACCTACCCACATACGTAAAGGCTCAAATACCTCTTGAGCAATGTCAAGCATGTTATTCATTTGCTCGTCATTTGGCTCGTTGTCTATGCCTAAGCGTGTTGCAGTTCTGCTATACACACCTTCTTTGTAACTTATGTGTTGACTTATACTCATTTGTTATGTTATTATAACGTCTACAGGAACAGCTGTTGAGCCGTCGCCATTGTCTACTTGTATTCTTAGTGAAAAACCATTTAAGCTATTGTTAAAACTTATGTTGTCTTCAGGGCCTAGTATTAGCGTTGTACCGTGTGGTATTTCAACATTTTTTAATATATAAAAATTGTCATCACCTTTATTTAAAAAAAGATCAACCTCAGCATTAGCGCTAGCGTGTACATTTGCCAACGTAATATTACTAACTCTAACTTTATCACCTGCTGCAAGCAGAGTTCTAGTTAAAACTGTAGTTATATTATGTTGTAAAGTTGCCATGTTTAGCTAAATACCATGTATTCGACAGTCATGTCGTTAGCTGTGCTTGGTGTAATGCAAATATCATCATCTACGTCCCACGGGAAAAACATAAAATCTCCAGCGTATAATCTACCTATTTCTTCAGTATCTGTTGCTGATCCAGCACCTGCGTTACCAATAGTTATATTGAAGTATTCAGAATCATCTATTGAAGGATTATTTATATAAACGTATGCGTGAGTTGTTGAAACACTACCAGTTGCAATTAAGTCTACTTGGTCAGTGCTTGATAATACTTTAGTTACAGAAGTCATTGTATTAACGCCTGTAGTTGTACCCGCTAAGTTTAGTTCTGTTGTGTTAGAAATAGAAAGTGAGCTGTCAGTAACATCACTTGCTAAAGCTATTGTTGCGTTTGTTGTTGCCATATTTATTATTATTATGCGTTAGTTAAAAAATCTGTGTCTTCGTGAAATAAAGCATATTCAACAGGTATATCACCAGTAGATGAAGTCCAGTTTGTAGCTGCTACTTCTATACTTGCTGATGTATCAGTTTGACTCCAAGGTATGAACATAAAGTCTCCACCGTAAAGTTTACCTATTGTTTGTGCGTTTATTGTTACTGTAACATAAAGTGAAGCGTCTTCAGATTTATTTATTAAATAAACTTTTGCCGCTAAATTATCACCTTCTGCATTTGCAGCTAGTAATACTTTATTTGTTGTTGATCTTAAATGAACTCTAGAAAGTCCTGTAGACTGGTCTAAATCATTTGCTGATCCTGCTTTTGTTAGCGTAGCTTGTTTACTAACAGTTACTGGATCTCCAGCAATGTCTGTGCTAGCCAACGTTAATGATGCTGTTGTTGCCATAGTTTTTTTATTATTTAGTTATTTTTATTGATCTTTTCCTAGTACCATAAACTCTATAGAAGTAGGATTTGTTGCTGCGTATGCCTTGTATGTTTTGTCACCGTGCATAGGTATAAATGCAAAGTCATTTGCATCTAGCTGAAATTGCAAAGGGTCTCCACTTGTAGAGTCGTCGTATATAAATATTTTATTACCTGCAGTATTGTCTAGGTTTTTAACATACAGATATGGTATAGCTGCAAAATCATCTGCCGTATATAGTGTTATTTGTCCACTAGCAGTGCCTTTTGCCGTTGAAGTTACTTTTGCTTTAGCTAAACCTGTTGTTTCTGTTATACCTGTGTTTGTTCCAGTTTGTGTTAAGGTTGACGCTGTTGAAATAGCTAAGTTATCAGACAATAGGTCTGAACTTGTTATTGTTAATTGAGCTATTGTTGTTGCCATATTATTTTTTTATTAATTGTTTAATTACACTTCCATCACTATATATAAACAGTAGAAGTTTGTTTTTTATTATTTTAGTTGGTCTTCCAAGAAGATCAGTTATACCTACTAGTTTTTTATTAAGCTCTCCTCTTGTTAACAATGGTCCTGACCACGTGCCTTCACAATAATTATATGTTGCTTGGCAAACTGTGTCCCACTCATTTTCACAACAGTACTCATCAATGTCTATAACCCAAGCGTAACAAGGATCATTTAACCAATAGGGTATACTATCGCCAGTAATACAACCTGCGCTATAACGACAAGATAAAGAATCGTCAATATTAGCATTTGCATTAAAGTTATATGCTGTTTGATCCATGCAACCCATAACGATAGAAATACACGAACCGTTATCCGTGTTAGCCAGTGAATCGTAGTTAAGAGCCAAACTGTCCATACACCCATAAACATAAGCAATACAACTAAAATCCTCCGTGTTTGCTTGTGCGGAATAATTAAGCGCAGAAGGGTCCGTGCAACCATATATGTAAGGAACACAAGAATTGTTATCAGCATTAGCTAGTGGATTATAGTTAAAAGCTGTACTGTCTGTACAACCATATATAAAAGGTATACAAGAGCCATTGTCTACATTTGCTAATGGATCATAGTTAAACATTGTAGCGTCTGTGCAACCGTATATTTTTGCCACGCAACTACCATCATCAACATTTGCTTGTGGATCATAATTAAAAGCTTGCGGATTAGTACAACCAAATACCATTGCAATACAACTACCATCATCGGTATTAGCTAAGCTGTCGTAGTTAAGCGCTGTTACGTTTGTACAACCAAATATAACTGGTATACAAGTGTCAGGTGTATTAGCAAGCGGGTTGTAGTTAAATGCTACTGGCTGCATACAACCTATAACTATAGGTAAACAACCACCATTATCTACGTTGGCATTGCTATCATAATTAAAAGCTAAACTATCAGTACAGCCAAACATTGCTAGTGTTTCACAACTATCTTGTATATTTATGTCGGTATAATAAGCATTGGCAGTATCAATATGATATTCTAAATATGCTGGTGATATACAACCAGGATAATAAAAGCAGTCATCAGCCGTGTTAGCACTGTCAACATAGTTAAATGCTAAAGTATCTAAACAACCGTATACTATTTCTTCGCATATATTACCACAGTAAGTAAAACCTTCGTACAAAGTAAATGGCACTATAAAAGGTGGTTGAACAGTCATTGCTGTATCACCATCAGGACTTATTAAACTAAAACCACACTCTATAGCTGTAAACTGAGCTTGTTGAGTAACAAACAGTTTTGCGCTAACAGGAGCTGGCGCATACAAGTCTATAGTAAATGCTTGGTTAAAACCACCGTTTGTCATTGCAAAAGAAGTTGTGTCATCTTCTTGATATATTTCTAAAACAGTACCGATCCAACCATTGCCTATTAAATCATGTAGTATAAGATCGTAAGTACACTGATCAATATTATCCATTGAGTTTGCTAACGGATTATAATTATACATAGTGCTATCAGTGCAACCATAAACTATCAGAGTAACACAACTACTATCATCAATATTAGCCAATGGATTATACTCTAAATAATCATCGTCCATACAACCAAGAACAGGTGGAGGTGGAGGACAAAAAGCAGATATAAACACATGTGTAGTATCATAGCCAAAAGCAGGATCGCTACCGTAAACTACAGTATCACCACACTGCATTAAGTAATAAGAACCATCTTGTCCACCCCATATACTACCTTCTAAACCATCTCCGTATAGATCGTATATAGTAAATGATAATTCACCAGGTGGTAAACAGTTGACAATAAACTGTGGCTGATAATTAGGCACGTTTGGATATGGACCACCAGATATAATAACATTACCTAAAGTATCTTGAATATCCCAAGTAGTTTCTGATGGGTATTGATCTAGGTTTATATTGATTAATGTAGGTATACAAGGACCTGGTCCTTGCGCGAGCAATAGACTTGGTATTAATAATATAAGTAATAATAATTTTTTCATTTAAAAATCTGACATTATTTGGTCATTAATAAAGTTTTGTATATCTTTCCTTGTGGCTAACATTTTAAAGCTAAGATCAGCTTGATACCTTTTTATTTCTTCACCGTCTTTAAAAATTATAATAGTAGGTACTATAACCACTTTGTGTTTTTGTTGCAACTTAGGTTCTTTAACTATATCTACTTTAGATAAGTCGCAGTCAGATAGTTTATCTAACCACTCAACACCATTTGCGGCGTTCCACTCTGCATTAAATTCAGTTACTATTATCTGAGCATTTGCGCTTAAACTAAATGCTAAGAATAATATTAATAATATTTTATTCATTGTATTTTAGTTGTAGAGTTTATCCTCTATTTTTTCTAAAGTTTTTTTAATCTCTGCTACGTCTTCTTGCGTGGTCATAATTGTTTGACGTATCATTTGGTCCTTCATATCAAACTCCATACGAGTAACATCTGGTGGTGGTGCAACTGGTAATTCTTTTGCCTCAGCAATATCTGCTTGTAAAGCAAACCACATGCCTATAATAGTTGCCATAGCAAAACCTATTGCTATAAGTGTTTTTACACTAACCTGAAAACCAGTGTCTTCGTTTAGTTCTTTTCCCATTGTTTATCTTTTACCACCATGATATTCTACAGCATGGCCTTCAGTTATTAATAATTCATTTACATTTACCATTGTTGGTGAGTTTTCAGTGCTAACGTGTAGCTGACCTAACACTCTACCATACTTACCAAGGCCATGTGAATCAAGATGTATTTCACTAGCCTCTTCTAATATTTCTTTTAATCTAGCTTTAGCAGCTAAACCTCTTGCTTTTTCTTCAAGATCTCTTGTTCTAGACTCTGGAGTATTGATACCAGCAAATCTAATACGTTTTTTTGTTTGTATGTCAAAACCTAAATCTATATAACAATCTATAGTGTCTCCATCTATAATTCTATCTAGTTTTACTTTGTATTGGTACATAGTTAGAAGATTACGTAATTTACTCCAAATTTAAAGTCATACCACTCTCTATTCCAGTATTTGTTATATTTACCTTCAACAAACGTACCTAGCGACTTATTTAGCTTATAACCAAGTATTAAGCCACCACTGTAATCTAACCACTGACCGTTGTTATACTTGTGATAAGAAAACTCACCATCATCATCGTAATGCCAAGGCATAACGTTAGCCCAAGCGTGTGTCCAAAATGATTTAGTATAATAATAATAATCAAAACCTAAAACAATAGAGTGTTGTATTATTTGGTTTAATTCATTACGTTTTCTTTCAGTATAATCCGCCAACATAGTTGGTATAACAACCTCTTCCCAAATCTCTTTGCTTGTAGCAACGAGCTCTCCACTTGGAGAAAAATACTCACTAGCAGCTACATCGACATTATAGCCTTCTTGTAGTGCTAGGTAAGTGTAATGTATATTGCCATTGCTTAGCATCCACTCTGCTAAGGGATCATATCCGTACGGTTCGGATAACCTTTGAGCAAGCCCAGCGTTGAAGGACAATTTGTCATTAACTTTATATCTATATCTTTCTGATGTTTCAAAGTATTTAATATCAGCAAAGCCATCTTCTAAATACTCACCTTTTAATATGTATTTATTATCAACAAATCTTATAAAGTGATGTTGATCTAAATACTCATTACCTTGTTGTCTTGTATAATCTACTTCAAATAAAAACTCTAACCCACGTACTTTACCCACATTAGCACCGTCTGACCAAGACTCTTCTGTGCCATCGTAAAATGTACTAGCTCTATTCTCATAACCAAACCTAGCAATTTTACGTATACCTAAAGCTAAGTTATAATCATATGGAGTTTTAACTGTTACAGTTTCTAAACCATTAGTTACAGAAAATACATCTATATCTGATATAGAGTTACCACCATTAGCCGCGGCGTAAAACGTGGCAAATTTAAAATACTTTTTAAAGTCTTGTGAGCAACACTTTTTTGGCGCTGCACAAGCTACTAAAGTTATTAAAAATATTACAATTAGTTTTTTCATAAAGTAGGATATATTAATGATTTATTTTTCTTTTTCTTTTGGTTTTTAGTTTTTTGTTTTACTTTTTGCTTAATATCTTTCATTTTTTCAGTATCACCAAGATCTAAACTCCAAGTAGTATAACCACTTAAAAACATTAATCTTTGAAAAGCTGTATATTGACTATCCATAGCATTTCTTACATTAAGAGTTTTTGTGTACATTCTATTTGTAGGCGCGTTTGTTGTTGCTTCTATATAGTTAGTTGTTGCTGACCAAATTGGATTATCAATATCAAGCAGCTCCATTTCAGGAATTACCTTTGAGTTGTAATTAAGAGTTTTTTCAGCATTAACTATTTTTCTAGCTTTAATACCTACAACTGGTGAAAAGTTTAAAGCCTCCATTATTACAGCACTTTCGTCTTTATTGTAGCCTTTTTCTCTTTGCTCTTGAAACTTAATAACCATATTTTTTAAAGTAGACAATGCAGCGCCATATATACCAGATCCTCTTAATATAGAGTCAATAGTACCTTGAATAACTCTTTCTCTTTTATTTTTTAAAGCATCGCTTTCATCATCTTCTTCGTCATCAAACATTACTGCAAACAAGGCAGTTTGTAAGCTATAAAACACTACGTTTTGAACAGCGCCATAATATAATATTTTAGACAGATTAGACATATCACTTTGTACTTGATTACCGTTAGGTGGCGTTATTCTTCTGTTTTTTAAATCTGAACCAGCCTTTTTCATTAATCTATTGTACTGTGATGTAACGTTTTGAAAGTTTAATATCACTTTACCTATCCAGCTAGCTTGTTGTTTAGATGTCATATCAGGCCTTGCAGACTGCTGTGTTGACTGTGTTATTTCTTGAAAATCACTAAAAGCTTTTGTCTCTGCTTCTTTTTGAGACATACCTTCTTTAATATATTTTTTTATTCTATTTCTATAATACGTAGCACCACCTGTTGCAATTGCAATGTTATCACCAATTTGTGTTGGTAAAAAACCTAGCTGTAACAACCTAGAAATAACAGTTTGCATAGGATTTGTTGACTTTGCAACTGTTTGAGCAAGCTCTGCACCGTTAATGTCTGTTTGTATACCACCACGTCTTTGTTTTAACATGTCTGAGTTAAATATAAAAGCAAAGTCTTCCCAATACTGTGGTTGGTTTGCAAATGCTAACGAAGCTGCTACTATATTATTGTCAGCAAAGTTTATATAGTTTACAATAGACATTTGCTGTAACAAGGCAGATCTAACGTTAAAAAACATAACAGACCCTACAGAGCCATTTAAATAGTTCATAAACTTATTTACAGTACCACTTTGTCCTTTTGGTCTATTAACACCTGTTTTAATTCTATGAAGCATATCTTCTAAAGCCTCTCTTACACCTTTACCATAGCCAGCTTCTATTTTATTTAAGTTTTCTTCAGAAAACATTATATCAGCATTTTCCTGAAACTCAGTAAAATACTCTGCTCTACCAACTCTACCAGTAGCATCTAATAAGTCTATTCTTATATTACCAGCATCCCAACCGTCTGTAGGAGGAACATATTTTTCTAGTCTTGAAATAAGATTTAAATTTTCAGCATAATTTTTTAAATCAGTATCTTGCTTAACAAACTCTACTAATTTAGCCTGATCTTTTGCAGACATACCTGGTATTGTATGCCCATGTTTATCCCAAAGATATACCCTTATAGCTTCTTCAACATTATAATCACCATCAGGAGTTTTCTTTGTAAATCTTTTTTTAACATCAGAAAATTCTTTGTTTAAAGACTTATAATCATTTGCTATAGCTTGTTTAGCAATGTCTATTTCTCTGTAACCTCTGTTTAAAGGCTTAACTAAAGCTTTTTCTAAAAAGTCTCTATGACCATCACCTTGCCTACCTTTACCCATGAAGTTATATAGTAATCCTACAAAGTCTTCGTGTGATGGTGGTATAAAAAATCTAAACTTACCTTTGCTAGCACCACGCTTTCTAGCTTTAGTAGCCGAAAATCTTTTTTCTGCTTCTATGCCAGTTACTTCTTCTATTATTTTATTAAAATCAGGATCTAAAGAATTACTAAATTTAACTCTTGCTTGCTGTACTTTTGATTTAACATCAAATTGATCTAGCATGTTTTTAACCGCTTGTGTGTTTTGTAAAGCGTCATCAGCAAAATAAAAATCATTAAAACCTTCACCAACTTTACCAGCCACCCAAAGAGCTTTTGCTTCAGATGTAGAGTTACCTAAACCAGTTATATTATCAATTGGTATATTTAAACCATTAGCTTTTAAAAAATCAAATATAGCTTTTTGAGATTGTGGTGGTCTAGCTGTTAATACAAACATATTTTTAGGACCAAATTTACCTTGTAGCTTTAATGCTTTTTGAAATAATGGAGCTATTTTACCGTCAACAACTTTGTTAAACTCTGAAAAATCAAATACGTAACCAAGATCCAGCATGCCTTCATAACTACTAGCATACTGCTCTGGTGTTAATGTACCTTCAGTTCCGTTTGGCCTAGTGTATCTAACTAAAGATTTACTTGTTGCCAATGTGTCATCAAAATCTAAAACAGTAATACCTTTTGTAGGATTATTTGTTGATCTAGAAAACTTAACAGCCTTGTTTAAAGGTATGTTCTCCATCTGGTTTTTAGAATACTTTGGTTGTTTATAATTTTTATTCATTAAACCTTTTACATAATCACCATCTACAAAAGATCCTTTTGATTTTGACGTTATTTCTTTTGGAGTAGGCATTATTCTAGGAGCAACTTTAATCATTTTTACACCGTAATCAACACTCATTGGGCCTTTTTTTGTTGCTTTTAAACCACCTGAAGATGACATTAAAACAATAACCTCAGCTATACCAGCTAAACTTGGCACGTCACCATTAAAGTATTTATCTTTACCTATAGCAAAAAAACTACCTAAAAATTCAATATAACTAGAAGGGTGCTTCTTACCTGAATAACCCATTTCAACTAAAAGTCCTAAGTCAACTTCTATTTTGCTTTTGTTTTGTACCGCAACACCAAGCCCTTTGTCTAAAGCTATTTTGTGTGCAAAATAAGGCTGTATATCATTAGCGTTTTTTACTAAAGGTAATTTAGGTTTTTTACCTCTTTTATAGCTTACTATTTTAGGTTTTTTCTTTGTACCTTCGTCAACTCTTATAGTTTCTCCGTCATTATATTTTTGTATATTAGTATTTACTTCTTTATAATAAGCTGTTATTTCTTTTCTTACTTTTTTAACTATTTTAACTCTGTCAAAAACATCTTTTTTACCATCTGAGTAAGGATTTTTTTGAGTAAAAGTTATATTGCTGCCATCAATATTTCCATACCCAGATATTCCATTAGAAGTTAAACGAACTCCTTCACCTAGCTTTATCTCAACACCAAACTCTGCTACTTTTATATCGCCTAAATAAAGACCTAACTGTAAATCAGCCATATTATCTTTTTCAGTAGCAACCTCTACCATTGGCCTTAAACCAGGAATATTAAGATTTCTTATGAAATCATTTATAGCTTGTTCTAAAGCATGACCTTTAGACGGAAATAAAGGTTTTCCATTAGGTTTTGTTAATCTATACAGCTCACCAGTTTTCACCATTATTATTTTTAAAAACTCTTTACCTTGCATTTGCTTATTTGTTAAAGAGTATTTAACTTTGTCAAAGCTTTTTATTTGATTGTTTTGGTTATCTAAAGAGTTTGCAAAAGTACGTAGCTTAGCATCTATTTTTTTATCAATATCGTTAGAGTTGTTTATTATAGCGTTATCTAAAGCACGTTTAGTTTTTGCTTGAGCTAACAGTTTAGCTAATGCAGCTCTTCTTGCTCTAAGAGTTGTGTAACCGCCTTGTGTAAAGTATTTAGTCCACTTTGCTTTATTAGTTCCTATTTTATATATACCTTTGCCAGGATAAGTAACTTTACCTGTTATTGGATTTACTTTTTTATCTGCTTCTCTAGCAACCTTTGTAATATCAAATAACTGATTATAATTATTCTTTATAACATCGTCAGACAAAGCGCTTACAATATCATTGTAACCTAAAGCGTGAAAAGCTTTATACTCTTCACTAACAGTAACTTCTTTTGTTTTACTGTTTTGAGATATTGCACCCATGTCGTCAGCAATAATTTTAGTAAACTCTTTTTCTATAAGTTTTTCTATTTGTTGCTCTAAGTTTTTTGGGTTTTGCTCTATTAAGTTTTCAATTTTAGTAGAAATAACACTATTTATCTCTACATTGTTTTGTAAATCAACATCACTTAAATCTCTTAAAACTCTTGTCCTGTCTTTTTTACCTACAATTTTTTCAATAACTTCACCTTTTCTTTCTCTTATTTCAGTAGCTAAAGCGTTTTCTGTTTCAAAATCACTTTCAGTTTCTTCGGCAACTGGTTGAATAACTGGCGCGCCTTCTTTTGTTCTATCGCTTAAGCTTGGGCCTTTTTGATCTGGCTTTTCTTTAAACTCTCTATTGTAAACAGCGTTAGCTTTGTTTTGTATTTGAGAGTTTACCCATGCAAAAAAATTATCATTGTCGTCAGGTTTAAAATTTTTAATATGAGGTGTTAACTCAGAATAAACTAATTTAACAAAGTTTGCTGGAACTTTATCTGCTTTATATTTAGAGTATATTAAAGCGTCAAGCATTTTTTCTTCTTGCATTACTCTAACCGCATAGTCTCCACCACCTTCTTTCCAAGTTTTGTTTGTCCAACCCATGTTTGCTATGTCGTTAACGTCTTGACTAACATCAGACAAAGACTGTTTGCTAGCATCATCTACAATAGCATCTGTACCTCCTTTAAATCTTTTGTCCTGCTTAGGCTCTAATCCTTTAATTTTTGTTTTACCAATACCTTTAGATGTTATTTTACCTAATATACTAGATCTATTCATATTAGTTTTATAGTCAACTAAAAACTCAAATACTTGAGCTCCATCTTGAAAATCAACATTGCTAAAGCCAAAACCCCTAAGCAATGCTCTAAAAGAGTTTGTTAATCCACTAGATTTAGAAACAACGTTATCAACTTTGTTTTCTTTAATTAGATCTGAAAATATATTAAAATATTCTTCTTGATCACCATCTCTTTTTGTTTTAACTAAACCGTCAGCATCTCTAATAACATCGCCGTTAGCGTCTAAAGCGTCATACTGTGTAGCTAGTTTTGCTTCTATATCAGCAACAAGATCTGCGTTACCAATATCATTTAAATATTTTACAAAAGCAGATATTGAGCCTTTTAGGTTAGCTTTACCAATACCTGATTTAAAATTACTTGAAACTATAGAGTGTAAGTATTCGTGACCTATTACGTTTGTTGCTTCTGTTAAACCTGCAATTTGCATGTTAACGTATATCTTGTTTTTACCGTCTTTAGTTTCTACAAAAATACCATCTGATCTATTAAATCCTTTGTTATTTTTTTCTATTTCTTTTAATCTACTTTCAGAATCAACATACTCAACGCTTAAAATATCTTTATTAAATCCAAAAAAACCTTTTTGTTTTTTAATTCTTTCTGTCGACTTCATTGCTCTACCAATCAAAGACTCTATAGCAGGATCGTACTTTAAATCAGTACCTTTAAAAAACTTACTAAGACTTTCAGTTGACTCTTTTAATTTTTTTCTAGCTTCGTTTTGTGTTTTTGTACTATAGTCATCATTGCCTATTATATCAAGCTGTTTGTGTTGTAAATCAATAGCTGCGCCCCACTCTTGCTTTCGTTTATCCGTCATGCTATCGAAGAAATTTATCATATTTTCTTCGTTTTTCTTCTTTTGTGCCTCAACAGCTTCTAACTCAGTTTCTAAAGCAGCTTTACCAGCAGGATCTGCACGCTGTATATCTGTTTTTAATCTAATAATATCAGTTTCTAACTGCAACTGATCTTGTTTGTAGTTGTTTGAAGAAACGTAACCGTAAATTTCTTTTTTCTTAGGAATAGCAGTAGCAACCATACCCGCACCTAAAAATCCACCAAGAAAACCATCTTTAAAGAAAGTTCTTAAATAATCTTGTATTGTTTTTTGATCTCCAAAAGTATATTGATCGGCTCCTTCTTGTAACACACCTGTCAAACCTTCAGTAGTAAACTCTGATAAATAACCAAGACCCATACGTTTTGCCATTACTTTAGGCAATTCGGTCAGTAGTTTTTCAGCGGTTTCTTTATTAACACCTTTTAACAGTCTATTTAAAATACCGCCACCTACAATTTCCATAGCCATGTCAGCACCACCTGTAATTATAGAGTTTTTTACTATATCATTTCTACTTACGCCTGGGTCATTACCTCTATTAAAAAGTTCTCTTTCAAAATTTTCCATATAAGCACTAGCGCCAAGTAAACCAGCTCCAACAGGAACACCGTAAATATTAACTCTACTTATCATTACAGAAGGTAAAGCTTGAAAAGCATCACCTAAAAAAGAGTCAACTGCTTTAGCATAGTCTAAAGGATCTCCTGATTTTGAAGCTTTAGCCGTTAAAGTAAGATAATCTTCAGGAACACCTTCGCCATCATAATACGAGTATGTGTGCTTGTTAAACCAATCAATCATACCTTCAAATTTAACTTTATTTGTAGGATCAAGTTTTTGAGCCATTTCTAAAGTCATTTCAGGATCTCTAGCCATTTCTAACATATGGTTTTCGTATATAGCTCTTCTTTCTGCCGGTGATGTTAAGTCAAAGAATAAAACTTCTTCAGGTATATCATATCCATTTTTTCTAAGCTCTGCAGCACTATATCCAAGAGCAGTTTGAAAAACACCTTCTCTCATAACTTCTGATAATAAACCACCTTCACCTGTTTCGTAAAGCTTGTACAAGTCGTCAACAAAATTAAGTACACCTAAACTAAGTTTTGAAACTTTATCCATTACAACATCACCCACATCTTCTGGCCCGCTTTGCTGTTGTTGACCAACGCCATAAACCATATTTCTAAGATTTGCATCAGAAGCAAAAGGTAATTCTTGCTTCATGTTTAAAAATGCTTCAGATTCATTTGCATAAGGATCAACAAGCATAGGGTCTGTATCAGCAGCGCCAATAAAACTATTTGCTAATATGTTTTCGACTGTGTCGTTTTTCATTTTAGCAGCTAACTCTATTTCTTCTAAAGAATAATTAAAACCGTTTTTATGTTGATATTCACTCATTATTTATATAGACTTGGCTTCATGTTTTCTGGTAACTTTATATTTTTATGCTGAACTTTGTCTTGAGTTATTATATTATAAGTTCCATCGTTATTAACACCTAAAATAGTTATTTTACCTTTAATTGGTTTGTTGTTTTTATCAAAAATTTCTCCGTATTGACTTTCGTCAAATACTTGAAACGTTAAATCTTGATTTGATTTTTGATTTTGCTTTTCCTTTTTAGCAACATTGCCTCTTTCGTAACCATAAACGTTTGGTCCTGGAAGATCGTCACCAATAAGACTTAAATTAGCAGCAAGTTGATCTTTATTCATAGGAGTATACTCAGTGCCGTTTTTTGGTTTATGATAATAAACCCCATTTTCACGATAATGAGAAGAACCGTCCCAAGCGTTACTTAAACCATAATCTTGGTTTGAATTAAGTAATTTGACTGTGTTGTCTACGTTTTCTTTTGGAACATATTGCTGGTTAATAAAATAATTTCTGCTATTCTTTTCTTCATAAGGATTAACATAAACAGTGTCGTCATATTTCTTTTTAGTTCCATCAACTATAAACTGTACAAGCTCATTAGTTAGCACTTCGTTTTGATCTACGTCCCAAGCGTCAGCCATCATATTGTCTTGCATTGCCTGTGCGTCAGCTTCTTTATAACCTGGATTATCTGTTTTCCACTTTGCAATAGCTTGGTTTACGCTTAAACCAGAATAATCACCACCCATATCATCATCACCTAGCATTAGCTTATCACCGTAGTGTTGCATAAAGCTTCTACCATCAAACTTAGCGTCAAAAGCCAAAGATTTAACAGCTCTATACCCACCGTCAGCATGCAAAGTGTCTATAAGGTTTGTTGCAGCATCTCTAACTTCTACTTCATCATATTTGCCATTTCTTAATTTTAAATTTTTACCAAACTTAAACATTATATCTCTTGCCATATCACCTGCTTTTATACCAACAGATGCTGAGTATATTTCAGGTAAATCGCCTAAGCCAAGTTTTTCACTACCAAACTTTAAACCATCAAGTGTAAATTCTACATCAGCATTCATTTCACCACCTTGTATTACTAAATCCGCATAGTAATTTTTTTGAGTGGCGTTAGCTTGCTTTGACTGTGTTGTATGTTCTGTAAAAATTTTAGTTCTATATTCAGCGTATCCAACTAAATCTTGTTTTATTTTTTCGTAACCACTTTTTATTTCGTTAATTTTAGCAACAGCATTTCTATACTTTTTAGTAAAAGGCGCTGAAAACTTCATAGCTTTAACAGCCGCAACATATTCTTGTTTGGTAGTTTCAAAAAACCCCATGTTTGCATCTCTCATTTCTTGAGGTAGTTCTGATACATCTATGCTCTCTGGCATTTCAGCGAGTAATTCATTTGCCATATTAGTTTTCGTAGCTATTAACGTACCAATAGCACTTATACCTTTAAAAAGATTAGTATAATCTACTTTTGGCGGGGCCATTTTACCCGCAGCTGCTACTAAAGTTCTATCTGCTCCCATATTGTTTTTTTATTAATTGTTTACAAATCCACCAAAAATAGATCCAATACCACTTGCAACTCCTCCAACAATATTACCAATCATTTGTTGTCTAGCTGCAATAGCTTGCTGCGCATTACCAACCTGCTGCATAGACATACCAAGCATTGTTGCTTGTCTATCAGACTCCATTTGTTGAATACTAGCAGCACCTTGTTGTTGTTGTAATCTACCTTTACGCTCCATAGTTTGAAGTCTAGAAGCTTCTTGCGCCGCTGCTTTTTTATTTGCTGCTTCTTGTTGACCTATTGAAGCGCTAGCTTTCTGTGCGCTTAATTGAGCTTGGTTAGCTAAAGCCTGTATGTTACCAGCGTTAAAAGTGCCACTTCCCTGCATAGCGTTTAATATGTTAGCTTGACTTTGTTGATTTTGTTGAGCTTGAAATTGAGCTTGCTTTTGATTTATAGTTAAATCTTGCATAGTATTATCCATGCCTTCAAAAACATTTTTAGCATAAGGATTTGTAAATTTCTGGTTTTTGTAAAGGTTCATTTGCTTGTTATACTCAGTTTGAGCATCAGTTAGATTTCCTTCAAGATCTGAGCTTTTCATAAATCTAGAAGGCGATGATTTTTTACTTGAACTATGTATTATTTGTTTTTTAATTAAACCTATTGCCATGTTTTATTGTTTATTTATTTATAATTACACTTTTTATGTGTTATTTACTACTTTCTACTACCTCAGAGCCAACGGTAAATAATTCAGCTTTTTCAGTATCTTCATTTACAAATTTAATTTCAGCAAAATAACCTGTTAAATTAGTTAAATTTACTTTATTAGGTTTTGTAAACATAAAATATGTACCACTTAAATTTATTACAGGTGGCGAAAGAGTTGTATCATCTTTTACAAGTACTTTTTTACCTTCTATTCCAACCACTTCACCAAGACGTGTAAAATTATTAGATAAAGAATAGCCACCGCCTAACGATACCGTTGAGTAGTGAACTGTATCTCCTATTGCTAGTGATACGTTTAGTGCTTCTGAAAAAGTTAATGTTATTTGCATATTATCCTACTGTTAAAATATTATCTAAAGCTAAAGTTAATGTTATATCGTCTGTACCATACTCTAATACAGTTACATCTGCTTTTATTTTTGCAGATCTACTGCTACCTGTAAAAGTAACTGTTTGTCCGTTTTCTATTGTTTGTGCAGAGCTAGCTGTTATATTTACACCCGAGCTTATAGCGTCAACATGAGGTGAAGTGGCTGTTACACCTATACCAGTCATTAAAACTGTTTCTGCAGCTTTTATACCGTTAGTGCTAGTTATTGGTATTGTAGTACTGTTTGAAACAGCGGCGTCAGTTGTTGTTACTACTGGATCTATTGTTAAAGAAAAATTTTCCACTTTAAAAGTAGTGTTGTTAAAAGGCTCACTATTTGCGCTTCCTTTACCTGTAAACGTTAACGTTTGCCCACTAGACCAGCTAGAAGAGTTGCTAATAATAATTGTACCTGAGTTATCATCAATAATACTAACGTTGCCTTGTTCGTCTGTTGAAGTTGTTTGTCCAACCTCATATACCACGCTTAAGTCAGAAGATTTGTTGTAATTTTTAAAACCTTTTATTACTTGTTTAACTATTGAATTTGCAGCTATATTAGTTCCAGATACAGCCATACGAGGAGAAATACCTGTAATATCAGTTAGTTCAATGTACAAATCTTCACCAGTACTATCACTACTTGAACTAGTTGTTTTTGTTGTTGTAAACTCAAAATCTGTTATTATTGGTTGTCTTGCTATAATAAATTGGCTAGAACCTAAAGTTACGTCCCACTCAATAGATTTTGTTAAAGAATTAAAAGTATTGTTTGGTGTTGAACTACTATGACCAGTAAAAGTAACATTGCTTGGGTAGTCATCATATGTACTATCACTACCAGCAGACGTTAAAGAAAAAGTTACAGTAGTATCTTTATATTTATATATTTTTGGTAATACTAAAACGTTGTTATGAGAAATAGCTTTAGATAAATTAGTTTCTCCAACCGCTTGTAAAGTTATTATGTAATGGTCATCATCTGTTATTGCTGGAAATTCAATATAACTATTGTAAACACCTGTTGAGTCTAAAGTTTTTATTTCTAAAGTTGCTGGTACAGCAGAAAACGCTAAAGCAGTTTTTAAAACACCGTTTACATTTTTTTCTTCAGAAAAATTATAATAATGTATGTCTTCATTAATAACTGTTATAGTAAACATAGCGCCAGGATCACCAATAACAGTAAAAGGCTTTGATGTTTTAGCAGAAGGCATTGCATCTCTATTTATAATAAATTCTTTTATTTCTTTCATATTTTATCTATATAGGCGCTGTCCAATTAAGATCACCTTGATTTTCTGTTATATGTATTAAACTAACTGGTATTGTAAAAAGCAAATTACTATTACTCCAAGGATTAGGGCCAGTATAACCTTGTTGTGGAGATGGCGCTGTAAAATCTAATTGAACTCTAACTTTTACTTTATTTGGAAAATAATCTCTTGCTGGATTTCCAGATACTGGATTTATTTCTTCCATAGCAGATATTCCTGAAACTTCTGGCGGTAAAGCACCGTTTTGTGAAAAGTCAACAGTTTGTGACGGTTGTAAACCTGTTATATCTGGTCCATTAATCCAACCTGACAATGCTATTGGGCCTGGTAATACTGCTGGATCTTCATAATCAGGAGTTAACCAACCAGATAAACCAAGCTGTATTCTTAAACTTGCTGCTGTTAAATTATTTTTTGTATTACCCCAACCAGAATACATACGCTGTATATAATCAGCATAAGTAAAAGCACCAAAACTACCTGTAGGGTCTGGTAAATTAAACATAGCGCTTGGACCACCTGGTCCTGGAAAATCATATATTACTGGACCTCCACCAGATTGATCTGTATAAGGATAAACATAAATTTCAACAAGCTCACTAACTTGATCTCCTGGGTTGTAATAATTTGAAAGCATTACAGTTTCTGTTAATGCACCGTTATTAAAACGTAAATTTTGATCAACACCTTGCGTTACATCCCAGTCTACTGTAGTATATAAAAACGTTTGGTTTTGAGGATATGGTACAGTAAAACTATATGGAGCACCGTTTGTGTATGGGCCTGGAGGTATAACGCCTGGAACACCCGGCGGGCTATAACCTTGAGAAAGGTCAAAACTTAACTGTATTTGATAACTCTGCTGATTTAAATAAGAACAGCTACCATCATCAACAACTGCATTTGCATTATAATTTAACGCGCCTGGATCAGTACAACCTGAAACTGGAGGCACTTCGTCAAGATCAAAAAGTAAATCAAGAACTTGTGGAGCTTGATAATTTAACAGGTTAGCATTGTAAGTGATAAATGAAAAACATTTTAAATACTTAGGATATGGGTTAAGTGTTATTGGCGCGTGGTTAATAGCATCCCATTGAATCCACATATAAGTGGTAGGCATTGCTGGCCAATTTCCTGACAAAAAGTTGTTAGTTGGTGTTAAATTATCGTTAACTAAATTTCCATTATCATCTTCGTAAACCTCTACCATAATAGTTAATTCAGAATAAATACCTTCAACGTTTGGACTACCAATACCGAGGTTTGGATAATTAGTCAATGGGTGTATAAACTCAACTACTTGACATGCTTGGTTAATAGAATGGTTTGGAGACCATGGGCCATAACCATTACCAGGGCACGAAGTACCAGAGCACCACTGAGGCCCTTGTGTTATCATAGGAAGAGGTGTTTGTGTAGGTGTTAAGTTATGAGGTGTTACTGGTGGTGTGCATTCATCAGCTTGGGGCTGTATATTAGGGTTTGGGCCAGTATAAGTTCCACTCATATTACCAGGTCTCCACACAGCCCAAGGCTTTTCCTCCCAATAGTAGTTGCCAGGAATTGGAGGATTTCCTTTAAGTCTCATGTTAGATGCTATTAAAGGATAACCAATAGTAGTTGGTGTTATTTTCCACTCTATAAACTCTTGCCCATTTTGCGCTGTTTGAAGAAAAGATGGTACAGGTGGTGGTTGTGATATTAAACCACTTATGTCTGTGCTTTCTATAATCTCTACTTCGTAGTTGTTATTTGAATTACTAGTTACTGGCATATTTAATTTATTTAATCATCATCATTAATATCTCTAAAGCTAAAAGGAGTTGTAGGTGCATAAACACAACTTCCATCATCAACTGTTGCGGCTGGATCATAATTTTGAGCTAATGGATCTGTACAGCCAGATATAGGACTATATGTACACGAACCGTCATCTAAAGTTGCTGCAGGATCATAGTTTAGCGCTAGTGGATCTGTACAACCTGGAATTGGTTGGTTAATATAAGTACATGACCCATCGTCAACCGTAGCTAAAGGATCAAAATTTTGAGCTTGAGGATCTGTACAGCCTGGTACCATATTGTATATACAAGAACCGTCATCATTATTTGCTCCTGCAAAATAATTAATAGCAGCCGGGTCAGTACACCCATAAATTACAGGAACACACGACCCATCATCTACAGTGGCAAGTGGATTAAAGTTAGTTGCACTTGGGTTTGTACAGCCATAAATTTGAGTAGGTGGAGTGTAAACACAAGAGCCGTCGTCAAAAGTAGCTGTTGGATCATAATTTGTAGCGTTAGGATCCATACAACCACCTATATAGGTTGGACTAGGAGTTATTGTGAAAATACAAGATCCGTTATCTATTGTAGCAAGTGGATTATAGTTTGCTGCACCAGGACTTGTACAACCCATAACAGGTGGATATAATGCAGGGTCTACAACAATTTCTATAGCTCTTCCAATACCTTGAAAAGAAAACTCGTCTGTTTTTCTATTGTTATCATCTCCTTTTATATTATTAAACCATTTTCCTTCTTTTTCTATAAACTCTGAAACGCTTCCACGCTGCTCGTTTGGAGTTCCTTTGTCTGTTAACACTAAATCAGCATACCAACCATCTATGTTTTGTAAATTATAATAACCTGTTCGGGCTCCCTGATGTCCAACTATTTCTTGATTTACTCTTGATTGAGAGCCTTCATACTTAACTGTTTTAAAAGATTTTATAACGCTAGGATTTTCATTTAATAATATATCAATTGAAGAAGAATAATACTCGCCATAAAAAGTGTTTCTATTTACACTTTCATCATGATGTTTATATGGAATTCCATTTTTAAAAGTATAGTAGTCTCCACTTAAGCTTACAGCTTGTTCAGGAATAAAAGATTTAAAACTTGGCCAGCCTTTTACGTTTTCTTTATAAGAAATAGTTGTATCAATAATAGGCATTGTTATGTTATATTGATCTTTTTTAGTATCGTAACTACCAATAAAAATAGAGCTATTTTTAAAAGTATCTTTAAAAAAGTCTGACATACCATATTCTGATATTGGCGTTAAACCATCCATTGATAATCTAAGAACTGATCCTCTTTGTTTGTCTGTAAAGTAAGCTCTATAATTGTCTTTAGCAAAGCTTTCTGGGTTTTTTGATATACCGTAATCGCCAGCAAAAGGATTTGCATTACCTAACACATTTGTAGATGCTACAACGTTAGAAGTACCATCGGCATTAAACAAAGTGTCTTTGTTTGCTAGAATTGCAACAACTCTATCTTCACAAAAAGCAATTAAATCACTTTCTCTTTGGAAAAGTTTTTGTATACTACCATAAGTAGGATTTAAATCTTTTGTTATATTTTCGGCTAATATAAATTGATTTAAATTATTAATACCAGTATTACTATTATATATTCCAGAAAATATTAAACCGCTTTTTCTTTTTTCTCTTTCATAAGTAAAGTCTGTTGTAGAGCTAACCTTAACGCCTTTGTCTATTGTTGAAGTGTTAAAATCGTCTCTTATTCTATTTGATTCAACGCCGTTAAAAAATGAAAAACAATTAAACCAAGAAAGTGCAAATGGATTTCTAGAGACGTTTGGTCGTATGTAAAATTGATTTAAAGGTATTGTACCTGCGTTTTGAGCAGTTTTTGTTAGCGCAATATCAGCGTAAGCTGTTGTATAGCTATCATCAGATCTTGTAAAATGAATAGGCACTTCAGTAGCATGTGTTCCAAAAGCAGGAACTCCTTGTATATATATTAAAGCGTCTAAAAATAGTCCATGTACACATGTTACTAAAGTACCATCTATACTTGTAACATAGTCTACTTGATTAGGAATAGTAACGTCTGGGCGGTTAGGGCAAGTTATAACACTACCTAAAGGTATAAATGTTTCGGCGTTTTTCTTAGTAATATTAAGTGGTAAAGCTTCTGTTGCTTCATAATAAAAATCTAAATCAGCTGTTGCTTTAGGCTCTGTTTCAAATATAGCTGGATTCTCACTTACAACATCTGGATCACCATCAGGTATTTTAGTTTCTAAAAACTGTATCGCAACTGGCGTGTCTATGTCTGCCACACTAGTTATAGGTGTCTGTACACCAGCAACATTAATTAAAACGTTTTCAGGGTTTTGATTTCCTAATTTTATTCTATAAGTTAATCTTCTATTAGAAGGATTAACAAATTTTGTGTAAGCAGTTTTAAAACCATACAAATCATTATCCCAAGCTGATGGATAATTACCGTAAGTGGCTTGAGCATCATCTCTCCAACCTTGCCATAAAAAAATTAAATGTCTATAACTTATAACGTTGTATCTTTTTATTTTTTCTACACCTAGTATTCTAAATTTAGTATCTGATTCATCTCCTTGAAACTTAAATACTTGATTTTCTCTTATTTTACCTGCTAATGCTGATAACGAAACATCATATATATCATCATATTGATTATGAGTATTGCCTGTAACTTCCCAATTAGCAGCTTGATTAACTAACCACACATGATAACGAAAGTAACCTTGAGCTGTGTCAATAGGCCTATTAGAATTTACTAAATTTTCACCAACGCCTGAAAAAGATAATTCTATATACCAAACACCATTTTCTTGATATATACCTTTTCCAAAAGCAGATGTACCAGGGTTTGTACCAATTGAACTAGGATCTATATCAGTATCATTAAGCCAACCATAAGACTGCGGGTCATCTACTCCAAGCCCAGGCGTGGTACTAACTATCCGACTTCCATGAACATGACTAGGGTTATTATTACTGGTTGTATGATCACTCAGGTCTTCGCCTTCAATAGAGCCTTGAGGATGCACACCAACGTAACTTGCCGAGTCTATGAAAAAACCACCATGAGTTCCAACTGAACCTGGTGTAAGTAAATCTATAAAGCTGTTTGTAGTGCCATCTCCAAATGTTAATAATTGTTCCCACTCATCATAAGAATCTGTTACTCCAAAAGTTGGATTAGGCGCACTAGAAGGACCAGTTTGTAATTGACTATGAATTACATTGTAGCTGTTTGAAGCTGTGTTAGAAGCTGTTGTATTTCCATTTCCAGGATTACCAAAATCATCACTAAAATAAAACGAATGCAACGTGTCAGTAATTTCATACTCTACAGTGGTATTAATGCTTGAAATAATTTCTGCTTGAGCAACAGTGTCAGCATTTATTTTTACAAAAAATACACCTTTAAACTCTGGTAGATTTTTTACAAGACCTTGGTAAAATACAATCCTCATAGAAGGTCTTATATCAAGCTCAGCGCCTAAATTAGTTGTTGTTGTTGGATAATTAGCATATACAAAATTTGCATCACTACCATCAAAAACATCTTTTAAAGTAATTGTATAAGGATCACTTGTACTAGTTCCACCAGTAACAGAAGTTACTTCATATCTTTTGCTATAGTTATCCGCACCACTTGAAATATCGTTAAAAAACTGTATATATAAATTGCCTTCTAATTCCGTTAAATCAGGCGCGTTAGTATCACTATATGTTTGAGTGTCAATGGTAATAAATCTAGAATCAGTAGTAGGCTCTCCAACACTAGGACCACCGAAAAGTGTATCTGCAGGATTGTTTGAGCCTGACCCATCATTACCACATTCTATACTAACAACAGGATCAATTCTTTCTTTTATGTATTCTGGCGCTTCATTTTCAATAGCTAAAACTTTATATTTTGCTTCATCTAATACTAAAGAATCAGAGTCTGCAGATTTTTTTAATATTAAAAACGTATCTTCATCAATTTTGTTTCTTTCAGAAGATGGAAAAGCCAACCATATATCGCCGTCTTGAGCTCTATACACTCTGCTTAACGCAACGTTGTAGTATTCTGTTGAAGTTTCTTTTACATATACTTTAAAAGAATCAGCCCAATCAGGCGGGTTTGTTACTATTCTACCATCTATTTTAGTTTTAAACGCAGCATGCTTTTTTGGAATTTTAAACTGAGAGTCGTTAGATGTGAATATAGGCGTTTGTCTACCATATTTATCTAAATAAGAAACTCCTAACTGATAGTCTCTCATAGACTTTAAAGACTTTTGCCCTTCTCTAGGCACGATTTGAGTTTTAATAGGTTGTGGAGAACTCGTGTAATTACCAATGTAATCATATTTATAGGTAATGTTAGCGCTATATCTACTAACATAGCCTGCTTTTAATATTGGCTTTGTATCTATATTGTAATTTTGCTCATAGTTACCATAAACAATTCTGCTACCAGTAATTTCTTGAGCAAGAGCCGTAATAGGAACACTATCATATTGTCTTATTAATTGATTTGCTGGAACAGCTGCAAAAATTAAATCAGCTGTTACTTCATATAAATTAGCCACCCAGTTGTTAACTTGAATTCTATCAGATAATATAAGACCAAGAGTTACTTGTTCGTAATCGTGATATTTTATTTTATCAAGGATATATATTGTAGGAGAATTATCTTCAGTGTAAAGCAAATCTACTTGAATAACATCGTTAGGTATATCAGCAGGTATGATATTTCTTAGCTTAACAGAAACTAAATTATTTTCCATAGCTGTGTTATATGCTTTTTTAGGGCTATAATCAAACGTGCCAGGCTTAAAAACTGGATCTGTAAATGAAGAAAAAGCAGAGTACTCACCGCTATTATATCTATACCTGTAACCAAATCTTATAAATTTACGAGGAAAAATTATTTGCGTGCTTTCTTTTATACAATTAAAAGTAGTTAATAAACCTGGTGTTGTAGATGATTTAGACAAAATTTTACACTCATATGTGTTGATCGCTCCTGTTGTTGAAACATCTGATAGCACTAAAAGTCTAACTTCAAAAGTTTCTAAAATGCTTGCAGATGAAGCACTGTCAAGAAGTTTAATAATATCATCTTTTTTATAACTTTCTGTATTTGGAGAAAAATTATTAAATTGAATTGTAACTGTGTCACCTTCGGTAATGTTAATAAAATCAAACTCTGCCGTTGCTCTAATAACAGTTTCAAATATAGGGTCAACAATAAGTTTTGACTTAGGATTTGGTTTTATAACAGTAATGTTTTCTTTTTTAAACATTATAGCTCTATTGTAATCAAAAGCTCTTTTTGGAATAATTAATCTAGTATCATAATGACCACCTTGGTTTGTACCTTCTATACAAAGATTTACATTTATTTTTTTAGGTTCATTCTGACCGTCTGTCCAGAAAAGATAATCATCTATTATATTTATACCTGTTATTATATTATTGCTAAACTCTAAAACCTCGTTTGTAGTATCTACAAAAACAAACTCAATTGTGCCTAAACCTCCGGCTTGGTATTTTAATATTACACTTTTTGTGCTACTATATACAAACCAGTAAAAACAATTATTTTTTTCATCAGCAACTGCACCTATACATTTTGCTGTTGGATCTATTTGATTTCCGTTGTCTGTTGGTATACTTTGATCTGGCCCAGCAGGCCCGTAAAAAGGAACATAACTAAAAACATTTAAATTACCTAATATATTCTGCACAGTTCCGACATCAGATCCTTCTGAGGTTGAAACCTGTATATTAATCCCATCTCTATATTGACCATTAGGTACTAATCTTTCATCAAGGTCTTTGTTCATCTTCCCCGACGTGAAAGTGTTTTTAATCTCCGGCATATACTAGTGTTTTATTTGCTTAGACTTACCTCTAAGTATTTGAGTTAATTCTTCTAGTTTTAAATTTGATAATCTTAATTTTGCTAATCTTACAGCCGCAAACATATCTTTTTTAAATCTTCTAACTACATATTCCTGCACGTTAGCTCTTGTAGATAAAATTGCGTATGCTATACACATATACATTGCTTTTTCAGCAAACTTATGTAATTTCATTTCTTTTTCTGTGCCAAGACTATCGCTTATATAATCTAACACAATTGTTTTGCTATTTATATTAGATGAAAAATGAATTAATCCAGTGTTTGTATCTATATAATATGAACCATTGTCTTGTGCGTATTGTGGGTCTATACCATATCTTCTACCTTCAGCTTGAAATCTATCATCGTCTTCATAGTCATCAGAGGTAGTTGTAGAAGGTGTATGACTCTTATATTTCTGCCAAGAGTTTGATTCAGTGTTTAAATCTACAACTATAACCTGTGTGTTTGCTTGCATTGTAGTTTCTGGTCTACCAGCAGTGTTTGTAGGAACGTCTAACAATAAATCTGCTTCATAAGCTGGGTTTGTTATAGTTATTGCAGTACCTCGATAATTACCAGTTGTAGCTTCAAATACAGAAGCTACAGTTGTATTTTCAGGTATGCCAGGTCCAAAAACAGCTTGTCCAACTGCTATGTCTGGATAATCTCCATGAAACCTTATCTGCATGTCAAATGCACTATTAGGATTTCCTGTGTAAAAAATATAATTAGTATTATTATTACCATTACCTGGATTTACTCTTGTTGGCCCTGTAACATCTATTCTAGTTTCAACTGGATATTGTCTCAGTGGTGTTTTAGATACAAAGTTATTGTTAAAGGCAAGTTGATTACCAAAAGAGTCGTATGACTTTGTTATACCATACTCTACGTATTTTTCAAATTGAGGATGCCCCAATATATTGTTTTTCCAAGTATTAGTTTCAAACTTTAAAGTACCATCTGTATTTTGTTGGTAAGCTATAGGATTTGATGATTTAGATATAGGTTGTAGTTTTCTTTTTATACCAGCGTTATCAATAAAAGAAACTGCAGTGTAGTGTATATAGTCTTGTGGTAACGGTAAAACAAGTGAAGGTGGCACTTCAAGCTCAAAAGACTTTGTAGATTTTAAAGTATCAAAACTTAACTCAGCTAAAGATCTTTGTGCATGAAAAGCAACATCAGTTCTTTTTATTTTACTTATTAATTTGTCTTCACCAACATAAGCAACTAAAAATGAATTTATAATGTCTTCAAGAGATACAAACTGGTAATTACCATAGTTAGAAGTACCTGTTTGCTGTATACCGTCTTCGCCTTCGTAATATATTTTTGAGTCTAAACCTAAATCAATAAGCTGACCTGCTCCACCTACAGGTGGGTTATTTTGTGATACTCCGTCTAGTAATCCCATATGTTATGCTTTTTCTTGTTGAATATTTTTATTATCTTCTGCAGTTGCCATTTGATATACAAAAGGATCTTTAATAGTTATACCAGCTAAAGCTAATACTTTTACAACTAAATTGTTTTCTTCTGAAGCATGAAGCTCAAAGTTTTGTGAACTGTCTGAGTCATAAAGAGCGTGGTCTTTTACAACAACAAAGCCCCAGTTTGGAGTTGCAGGTCTTTTAGTATAGTGTAAGTAAAGTTTTCTTCTTATGTTTGGATAAACTCTAAAACCTTGAGAAGAGTCAGTGTAAACACCTCTTTTTATAGTTGGTTTTGCTAACCTAGACAATTCAATATTTAAATACTCTTTTTGCGTAACTTGCTCTACTTCACCGTATATTGTTTGTATAGATCCAATTCTGTATAAATCTTCGGGTTTTTTATAATAAGGATTTATAAATGAAGTTAGCTGTTCTACTTTTTGAAAAAGAGATACCTTTTCTTCAATTAAAGTTAGCATGTCTGAGTAATCGGTATCATTACCAGGAACTCTACTAAATTGATTCATGTCATAAAAATATTGCTCAAATATATCCATCTGAGCATGATCGGCAAATAAATTAAACTCTTGTGGAGTTATATAACCTCTTTGTTCTTTGTTAACTATTGCTAACACTTTTTGATACACGTTGTCTATTTTTACCATATTTCTTTATTGTAGTTTGCGATCGCCCCGTAGAGCGACCGCTTCTACAGTTTGATTATTTTAATCGTTTTTCTATATTTGCATATATTTCCATACCTTCATCAGTTTTAAACCAATGTGCTAAAGCAGTGTATGGGTGCTCATCAAATGGAACGTTCATTAGTTTTCTATTGTTAGAAACCCAACTAAAAGTTCTTTGATCTGAACTTAATTTAATAAGATTAAGCTCAACAGCTTTAATACCAAAATTTCTAAGCTGAACGTTATCATCATCGGCTAACTCTAAGAACAAGGCAGGATTTTTTCTAGCAAACACTAGTAAATCTCTTTTAAGCTCCTTAGAACTTAGCTTAGCAACACTAGAACCTTTCTCTACACGCATGATAGCTTCTGCTAAATCAATATCTATGTTTCTAGCCATTATTATTGCGTCTGCTTCTAACTCTAATCTATCTATTTGCATTTCTGCTACTTCAGATGGTTTGTGTTCAGCATAAATTTTATTTCTGTCTGGGTGATATAAAGATAACATTTTTTGCAAAACTGTTTTTTCTTTTTCTACAAACAAAGTTCCGTTTCTAAAAATTACGTGTGATAGTCTTTGATCGCCTTTCATTTCATCAACAAACGGAGTTCTTTGATTTTCACAATATTTTAATTCTCTTTCATAACCTTTTTCTTCATCAAAGTAATAAACGTTTGCTGATTTAATACTTCTTGATAAAGGCTTCATATTGCCTTTTAAATAATAAACTCTGTTTCTTATTTCCCACTCAGGTTTTTTAGGTTTTTGTGTTTTAACAACTGGTGTTTCAACAACAGGTACCTCTACCGTTTCTTGTTTTTTTGCCATAATATAATATATAATAAAATTAATAAATAAAAGGACCGAGGCCGAAGCCCCGGTTCTTTAGTATAAACAGTGCTTATTTCATTAACATGAAATTGTTAGCACCTTGAGTAATTAAACATCTTTCAGTTAAGAAGTGTAATTGCATTGCATCTAAAGCAGAAGTAGCAGCTCCAACAGAACCTGTAACCCAAGTTTTGAATCGTCTATCATCTGTTTGAGAAGCTCTGTATCTTACGTGTAAGAAAGGACGCTTCATACTTGCACCAACAGTTTGATCATAAACTGAAGAAGTACCAGCAGGAATCATAACCCCTCTAATAGCGTTTGATCCAGCAACAGCATTAATACCACCTCTTGTAGCTAAATCATTTAAGTATCTGAAGTCAGACTTATAGAAGTCATAAGAACCTCTTCTGAAACCAGTGAAACCTAAATTTAAAGCCATATCTTCAGAGTTGCTAAATACACCGTATGATGTACCACCAGCGCCGTAAGAATTCATTGAAGCTAACATATCATCAATAGCTAAGCTACTTGATCTGTTAACAAACATCATGTATTCTTCAATAGCACCTTGCTTATCAAACTCAGCTAAAATAGCATCAAACTCAGCTAAATCAGTAGCAGGGTTAACACCGTTGATACCAGAAGTTAAGTTACCTCTTTGCTCAATAGCATCGAATAAACCTTGAGTACCAGTTCTTACAGCTCCATCAGCAGAAAAAGCATCTTCAGTTAAATCTTCAACAGTAACTAAACCAGAAACTGCACCAGCATCAGTAATACCACCAGTCTTAGCTTCTAACATTGCCATTTCAATATAATCAGTAAAACGAGCTCTAGTATCAGCCTCAGCTTTTAAGTACCATAGGTAACCTGATTGTCCGTTTTCAGCAGAAACTTCAACCCAACCAACTCTTGAAGCGTCAGATCCAGAAACTTCGTAGTAATCTTTCATAATAATTGGCTTATTCATAAAAGATTTGAAGTTTGGCTCGTTAGCACCTCTAGAGTTATTAGTAGCACCAGCAGTAGCAACATCAGTATTTGGAGAATATGCAGTAGCTTTTTGGAATTCAGAACCATAAACTAATATAGTAATTGCGTCAGAATCTTCAAAACCAGCAGTATCTAATGAAGCAGTACCATAAGGAGCTACTTCAATTTTATCATGAGTACCAGTAGTTGTACCTCTAATAGCTTCTGTTACTAAACATTTTACAACACCAGCAGAACCAGCGATAATAACAGTATCGTTTACTCTAACACCGTGGTCACAATCTATATCGTTACCATCAATGTCTGTAGTAATTTCAATAAGTCCACCAGACACAACAGTACCACCAGCTTTAGTAGTTACTGTACCTTTGTAAGAAAGGTGTAATCTTGATTGCTCAGACCAAACAACTTGGTCAGCAGTCATAGCTTCTTCTGCACCTACTTGATTAAGGAAACCAGAAATTGTACGAGGTCCAAAAACCTCAGCTTCTTTTTCCATCAAGTCCGGTACATATTGTTGCGCCCAGCCTTGTCCAGCAGTAGACGCAAGATCTAAATAATTTGAAGATAGTGTCATTTGCCCTGTAGCAGGAACACTATTCATCAAACTTCCATTTGTAATTGACATAATTTTTTAATTTTAAATTTGTTATTTATTTTTAATTTTAAACTTAAAAGTAGGAGAAGTGTCATCGTTAAGTACTCTTACTTTAGGGCCGCTTGTGTTATCGTTAGAAAATGCTTGCCTTGGATCCATATTTATATTTTTCGCCTTGGCAACACTATCTTTCATAGCATCAGCTTTACCTTGTTCGTAAAAATGCTTAGCAATAGCGTCGGGATTCATTGCTGTATATAGAGACTTATGATAACCTTTAGCATCTGACATTTCATTTTCTTTATTCAAGAACTTCTTGACAAAATTATTAATGTCGCTTTGAGTATCTTTTACCTCACCAGCGTTGTTCACGTTAAACCTATATTTTTTATCTCCGACGTTATATTCAAAACCTTTGAATTTATCGTTAAAAACTTCTTTAGTTTTTAATTTAAAAGTATTAGTTTGTTTGTCCGCTATTTTTTTGTTTTCTTCGCTTTCTTTATTGTATCTATTAAAGAAATTTACAGCCTTTTGTTGTTCGGTAGTTAACCTAGAACCAGCTTTAACTTCTTCATAGTATTTAGACTTTTGCCCGTCTAAGTGGCTTTTAGCGTTGGCAACTTGCTCTTTTAACGCTATTTTTTTCTTTTTAATCTCTCTTTCTTCATCAACTTCTTCATCATATGAAAATGAGTCTTCTATTAAAAAACTTATTTCATCATCTGTTAAGTGAGATTTTGTTTGTTTATAGTACTCTCTAAGAACTGTCATGTCATCATAACTAGAAAAGTCTTGGTTAAGTCTTACATAGTCTTCTAATGTACCGCCAGTTTCTTCCATAAAATCTACAACTTTTTGTAAATTTTCAGGTAAAGCTTTTCCAGTTTCAGCAGACTCTAACATAGCTTCTTGAGCTTGTTCAGCTAGATCATCTACTTGCTCTTTAACCTCTTCTTCAGTAATTTCTTCTAATACTGGAGTTTCTTGTGTTTCAGCTTCCGGTTGTACTTCTTTTTGTTTTTCCGTGGTGTCGGCGTCTTCAACGAGTTCAACCACTCTGTTATCGTCAGCGTTATCTTTTGTAACTTCTTCTGTGGTTTCATTTTTTTCTTCTGTTTTTGGTGTTATTGGTTTATCTAAATTTACCTTGATGATGTTGTCATCTTCGTTTGTTTGTTTTTTAAGATCAACTTTTGTTACGTTGTCTTCAGTAGCCTTTTCTACTACTTCTTCTGTTTTCTTTTTTGCCATAATATAATATAATAATAATTAATAATTGTTATCTAGGATCAAAGACACCTAAATCAAACCCGCCTCCTAATATATCATTACCTGCAGACTCAAAGTTTTTAGGTTGTTTTTGATTATTTCTTTGATCTATAAGCTCACTTTGTTGCGTAGCTTGTATTCTAGTTCTTTCGTCTTTACGATCTTCTTTTTCTTTTTCTTTTGTTTTTTGACCTTCAACTTCCATGCTTTTCAACTTCATGTTCATTTCAAACTCTAGTTGCATAAGTTGTTTTTTGTATTCAACTTCTTGAGCTTGCTTTTGAGCATCAAGTTGAGCTTTCATTCCTTCAAGCTGAGCTTCTGCTTGTGCTTTAGCCATTTCTTTTTGAACTTCTAATTCAGCTGCAGCTTGTTGTGTTTGCATATTAGTCTGCGCTTGCATTTGCATATTTTGCTGTTGCATCAACTGATCTTTTTGCAGTTTCTTTTCTCTTCTTAATTTTAATAATTGATTTGCTAACTTTACACTTTTAATTTCTCTAAGATCAATAGCATCTGCAAGTTCTATTATTTGTTGTTGTAACGCCATTTGTATATTTTGCTCAAGCATTGCTTTTTCTTCATCATCAGGTGTTAGCTCTAAAAATATACCAAAGTCATATAAATGCAAGTTTGACATTTCTTCAAGTGTAGCAACATTATGAGTACCTATAGCTTGTATGAAAGCATCTTTTGTTGGTGAGTACTCTATAATATCAGATATTCTAAGTGACAAACACTCTGCAACTTCTTGTGTTAAAAATAAACCTGCTTGTAATATATGTCTTGTAGCTGTATTACTATTTGCTGCAGCCATTTTCTGTATACCAACTAAAGCATTTCTGTCTGGCGTACTACCGTCTCTAGCTTCATTAAGACCTGTTACATCTCTAATCATTTGTAAGTAATAATTATAATTACCAATTAAAGCTTGCATTTTATTACCACCGCTACCACTTGTTATTTCTTGTATTGGCACTTTACCAGGGTTCATATCACCTTCCGAAGTAAATGATCTACCAATAACAGAACCTGTTTGGAAGAACATATTTAAAGCTTCTTGTGGACTATAGTTTGTACCATTACCTAAATCTATTTCAGCTAAACCGTCAGCGTCTAAATAAACACCATCTGGCACCATACGAGATAATACTTGTTGTAGCTTTAAATGTGTAAGCTGTATCATATCAGCAAAACCAGTTATACGTTGTACTAAAGATTCAATACGACCTTTGTACATGCGTGGAGCAACTATAGCGTAGTTCATTTTAACTTTAGTAAAATCGCTTTTTGGCCTCATCATGTTTTTAGCCATTTCCCATTTTAACAACTTATCTGTTCCTAAAATAATAGCACCATCGTACAAACACTCTACGGATCTGTGTAACTTACCAAAATTGTTATCTTCTGGTGGGTTAAAGCTATCATCTTTTGGTAATATTTTGTCAGCACCTGTACCAGTTTCTTTTACTTTATAAACTTCGTTCATATATGTTTTATAATTAAAATATAAAACTTGAACTTTATTTGTGTCATGCTCACTATAGCTATGACCTTGATTATAATTTGTTTTATGATAGTTTTTATCTTTAACTATACTTTCTAAGTCTTCTTGAGTTAAATGTGGAAATTGTTTTACTAGCTCATTAATAGGTATGCTTTTAACTTCACCAGCATAGTATATATCATCAAAATAAGGTGATTCGGTATATGAATAAACTAAATCAGTTGGATCAACGTAATCAACAACAACGCCTTCTGAAGTGTTAAAAGAAGTTTTAACGGCACCAATACCTAAAACAGTAAGATCGTAGTAAAATTGTTTTTTTGTTAACTCATATCTACTACCTTCTAAAAGAGTATTTATAGCTTGTTCTTCAGCTACTTCAACAGCTTGTTTATAACTAAGCTGCATGTGTAATTGTAACTCTTCTTCACTATCAGGTAAAACATCTGCTTTACTTTCAGTAAGATCTATACCAAAAGCTTCTTCAGCAAATTCATTTAGTTCTTTAGCTCTCATATCAGCTAATATACCTTCCATATACTCTGTTCTTTTGCTAACACCGTAAGGGTCTTGAGAGTATGCTTTTATATCATATGTTCTTTCTGCAATACCATTAACTACTATATCAACAAACTTAGGTATAATAGGCACTGGCTTCCAGTCTAAATTAAGATAGGACAAGTCACCGTTAATAGATAATTCGTCCTTATACTTTTGTATTGATTGTTCGCCTCTAGCGTATAATCTTAAATTGTGATAATTATTATGGTTAGTTTGGTATCTATTACTACCTCTTTCAGTGTGAAACCACTCAGCTTCAATAGCTTTTGCCACTTTCAAACCATAATCATAGCTCATTTTTTCCACATCACTTACAACTTGAGAAGGAAAATAACTTTTTACAATCATATTTATTTTTTAATTAATTTAGACATATTACCAGCGTTTGTATACTTAGCAATATTTATATTTAGTTTTGGTTTTTCTATTATAGCGTTTGGTCGATAAAGATGCTTGTTATTTGCCATTATAGCAAGACCAGAACTAATAGAAGCATCATGCTTTGTTCTTTTGTTTATATCAAATTTAGCCCAGTCATTTAGTAAATCATTAAAATAACAACTGCCAAATTGACCTTCAGCATTCATACCTACATGACCTTGAATATACATTTCAATAGCAGAGGCATGAGCTTGTTTAATATCTTCGCTAGAGTTTGGTATACCACCTATTTCTTTTTCTGCTACAGATAATTTATTCCATATTTTATCAGGTCTGTTCATACTAAAACCTCTATAACCACGTCTTCGTAAATAATACAATAGACGAGGCTTATTGTTCTCTGCAAGTAAAGGCATACCATAAAATACTAATGCCATTAGAACGTCTTCAAAGAATATCTCCGCGGTTTGTGGCCTTGCTAAATATTCTAAAAAAAACTGATTAGCTGGAGAATCTTCCATGCTAAACTTAGTTAGTCCATGTAGCGCTCCTTTAGATCCTTTGCCATCAACAGTACCACTAATATCGTAACTGTCACAGCCAAACGCACCGATGTGCTCGTTGCCTGGATGTCGTATTCCATTTTTTATTATTACTTTATTTTGTATATGTGTTGGTGGTACCCAGCTTATTTTAAATCTACCTTTTAGATCTGGATAAAATATAACTTTTGTATCTTTTACTCCATTAACCCATTGAAAATTACCTCTAGTAACACCTAGTGTTCTAGACATTTCTTCGTTATAATCTATTTGCTCGTATATTTTAACTAAGTTAAATATACTATTTTTTGTTTCATCTCTAAACGCGTGTTCTGTAGTTCTTGGAAACTGTCTATAAAATTCATTTAACGCGTCTTGATCACCTTTTAAACCATCAGCTTCGTTTTGCCAATTGTCTATTACACCTACGTCTATTAACTCTCCATGGGGGTCAAAGACTTCATCACTCGGAGTATTGAAGACTGGGCTTCCGTGCTCGTCAATAAATCCTTCGTAGTTCCACTCCATTGGGATAAAAAGAGAATATAGTCCAGACGCTGTTTGTCCATTTCTGTTTCGCTTCGCAACGTCGGATGAGTTGTATAGTTTTTTGAAGTTTTCTCCACCTTTGTCTAATGAGTTTGAAGTAGAGCCCATCATACATTTACCTATAATCCTACTACCTAACCGTAAACATGTTTTGGTAACTCTCCAATTATTTAATATATTATCGGGTCTTTCCCATTTGCCACTTTCATCGTGTACTAACAGTTGTAGCTTTTCTCCGTCATAACTGTTATCACCTGTATTTTTCCAATCAATAGTAGTATCAAGTCCAACCAGGTCTTCCTGCTTTTCATTAGCAGTAATTTTTTTACGCGTAAACTTACTTGCAGGAACTCTATAAGCAAGCTCAGACTTAGGCCTGTCCATACCGTCTTGAATCGGTTTAAAAAAGAACGGGTAGTTAACTGATATTGGAACCACCTTGTCTGTAAACATTTTTTTAGCATCTGAACCTGTTTTAGATAATATACCAAATCTACTATCGCTAGCTAATGTAGCTTGATTAACTGTTTCTGCAGACGACATAAAAGAAAAACCAGATCGTCTATTTTTAAGGTAACACATACCATAACATCTTTTATCTGCTTTACATGCTTCCCAAAATATATAGAACAACCTGTTTGCTTCTCTGAAGTCTGGCGCACCTACATCTATTTTACTCCACTGCAAGTACATATAGTGCGTACCTGTTATATATGTTGGTGTGCCTTTATTGTCAAACCAGAAACCTTCATCTCTTCTTTTAAACTCTTCGTCTATGTAATCGTACCACTGTGCTTTATTTTCTTCAGGATATGCTCTCCAGTCAAATATATTTTTAAGTCTTGCTAGTTCTTTTGGGTATTCAAATTGTTGCCACTTCTTTACTTTGTTGCTATACACTCGCACTGGTTCCATCGGCAGAGCAATTTGCAACCCTTGGATTTCAATGATCTGCCCAATTTTACCAGTTTTTGATATGACAACGATATTGTTTTCTTTATTATATCCATATTCCCATTT